GTACACTCACGCTAGGTGTCTGTCTGTGTCGGGCAGGCAGGCACCACCTACCGAAAGCATCTCATGGCATTATTCAATAGAGTGAACAAAGCAGCAATCAGCCCTGCCGTTGAAAAACAGGCAGCCGTTGGTGGCACCTACGGTGGCAACGCACCGACCAACGGCGGCGTCGGCATGATCGGCCAGTACTACGCCTATCAGGAAGGCGAAGCGCGCAACCGTGCCATGCAAGTTGCAGCCGTCAGCCGTGCTCGAGATTTGCATTGTTCCGTTATTAGTGCCATGAGCTTGAAAATGTACAAAGAGCAGTGGAATGAAACTAATCGTGAAATGGAAGAAATTGAACTAGCCCCACGTTCATGGCTACGCCGACCTGATCCTGCAATTCCTTACGAAACGCTTATGGCATGGACCCTGGATGATTTACTTTTCTTTGGAAGGGCTTTTTGGTACATCACCAGCCGAACCCAAGACGGCTTTCCAGCATCATTCACACGCCTACCAGCAGGCTCAATCACCACCACCGACCAGGCAGGTCCAGTGTGGTTTGCACCGTCAAGCATGGTGTATTTTCAGGGTGGCGAAATCGACCCTGTAAATCTTGTGCAATTCATCAGCCCTGTACAAGGCGCAATCTATTCATCTGCAAGCACTATTGAAACAGCGTTAGAGATTCAGGCCAGCCGTTTGCGCAATGCGGCATCAGCCATTCCATCTGGCATTTTGAAGCAGACCGGTGGCGAACCTTTGAGCGCATCAGAACTGGCAGACCTGGCATCAGCGTTCAATGCTGCACGTGCGTCAAATCAGACAGCTGCACTAAATGAGTTTTTGACCTACGAACCAACCAGTGCCACACCGGACAAAATGTTGCTAATCGAATCTGCAAACTATTCTGCGTTGGACATTGCACGACTCATGAATATCCCGCCATACCTTTTGGGTGTCTCGACCGGATCGTATTCATATCAGTCCTCTGAACAAGCCAGAATGGATCAATGGATGTTTGGAACCAAAATATTCTGTGAGGCCATCGCTAGCACCCTGTCGTCAGATGCCATACTTCCCCGCGGCACTTGCGTAGAGTTTGACGTAGATGACTATCTAGGTGAAACCATCCTGATGGACTCAAACATCAACATCAATGAACCAGCCGAAAACACACAAGAGGAACTTGCATGATCCGTTTTACAACTGACCGAATCACAGTCACCGCAGCCGAAGGCGACACCACAGGCGAACGCCGCATCGACGCAATAGCCGTTCCGTATAACCAGTACGCAACTGTCAGCGATGGCACCGAAGTGCAATTCTTGCCAGGCTCATTACCAATAGACGGCAAAGCACCACGCGTCTTCATGTACCACGATCCATCAAAACCAGTTGGCATTGTTACAGAACGAATCGACACACCAGACGGAATGCTTGCAAGCATGAAAATCAGTCGCACTATTCTTGGCGATGAAGCATTGACCCTTTCAGCCGATGGCGTCATGGATGTATCCGTAGGCGTCAATATCATTTCTGCGACAAGAGACAAAGACGGCCGCATGACCGTCACCGCAGCCGACTGGCTCGAATTGTCACTTGTCCCCATTCCTGCATTCAGTGGTGCTACCATCACGGATGTGGCCGCGTCAGCGGAAACAGAACCCGACACAAATCCAGAAACCACAGAACCAGTCGAGGAGACAACCGAAGTGGAAGCAACACCAGCACCAGCAGAAGCCATCGAGGCCGCAGCAATCCCTACACCAGCACTTCCTGCACAGCCAAAGCGCAAGTTTGCCTTGCCATCAGCTGCTGACTGGATGGCCGCATACCACATCGGTGGCGATACGTTTGCAAAAGTAAACGCAGCCGTAGCCGAATGGCAGTCAGAGCATCAGACCGCATTGCAAGCCGCCGCTGGCGATGTGGCCACCACAAATACACCTGGCCTCTTGCCAGTTCCCGTGCTTGGACCGCTCGTGCAAAATATCAACTTTGTTCGTCCAGTTGTCAATCGTCTTGGCGCACGTGCGTATCCGGATGGCGGACAACAAAAGACATTTGTTCGCCCAACGATTACGACTCACACAAGCGCAGCTGCACAGGCAGCAGAGTTTGATGCAGTGTCAGCAACCACAATGGTCATTGCAAGCAATACCATCAGCAAAACCACCGTATCGGGGCAGGTCAGTTTGTCCAGACAGGATGTTGACTTTACGTCACCTGGTGCAATGGAACTGATTCTGAATGACCTGGTTGGCGAACTAATGCTTGCAACCGACAACATTGCAGCAGACGCATTGCTTGCAGCAGCAACATCATCAGGCGTGTGGGACCTCACCACGACCGACTTGATGAAGTCCATCTACGACGCAGCAGTTGACGTATCAAACGGCACCAACTTCTTCCCTGACACAATTTTCGTGTCACCAGATGTTTGGGGCCAAATGGGTCAGCTGGTTGACGGTTCAGACCGTCCAGTGTTCCCATACTTGGGCGCACCTGGTCTTCAAGGACAGAACGCATTGGGTGGCGGAAACGCAACCACATGGACCGGCTCAAACCCACTTGGTTTGGAAATCGTCGTTGACAGCAACTTTGCTGCAAAGACCATGATCATCACAAATGCAAGCAAAGCCTTTGAGTACTACGAAGACATGCGCGGCATCATGTCAGTCGATCAGCCTGCAACGCTCTCGCGCTTGTTCTCGGTACATGCTTACTGCTCAACCTTTGCGGCTGTGTCAAGCATGATCCGCAAGATCACCCAGGCATAACCCGAAGGGCGGACAGCCCATGGCGGTCTATTCAGTCACATTCAAGCAACTGCTTGACAATTACGCAGTGCTTACACTGCTGACCGATAGCGATATCGAGGTTGGGCAAAGCATCACGGTGGCATCTGTCGATGCAACTTTCAATGGCACATACACCGTGTATGCCTTGCCCCAATACCTCTACACAGGCACAGACACCGAAGGCAATTTGCTGTTTGATGGCCAAGTGCCTATCGCCAATCAAGTGTTGTTTGCAAAGACCGCATCTGATGTCAATCGCATTGCCACGGCCACAGGAACAGTCACGTGGACTGTTTCCTGCACTTGGGTGACCACGGCAATGGTGGAAAGTTATCTTGGCTTGACGCTTACAGGCGCAGACGATGCAACGACGCTGACAAGAGCTACAAATGCCGCAAACGCTTTTGCATATCGTCGCAGATTAGAAGCCGGCTATCTTTCTGATTCGCAAACAACTGTGCCGTCAGGTGACGTTCTTTTGGGAACCATAATGATTGCTGCGGCATATTTCAGACAGCGCGGTGCCTATAACGCCATAGCAAGTTTTGATGGCATGGGTGTACCACCAGCCAACGGCGTGACGCCAATGATTATGCAGCTGCTTGGCATCAACCGCCCGCAGGTCGCCTAATGGCCTACACCGACCTTTTCAATGTTGGTATTGACAATCTGGCAACCAGTCTTGGAACCATCACTGGCATGCGCGTCGTCACTGATCCAAGAAACGTGAACCCGCCATGCGTCTTTATAGATGCGCCATCATTTATTGCATACAATGCAAACATTGCAGAATTAGATGTGCCGGTCCGCGTCATCACAATCGGCCCTGCCAATCTTGATGCGTTGCGCAACGTGCTGGAAAATTGTGCAAAGTTACTCAACAAGGGTGTCGCAGTAACAGAGGGCCGACCCATTAGCCTTTCCATCGGTGGTCAAGATTTGGCCGCCTACGATCTCACTATCAAAATGAAAGTGCAAACATCATGAGCAAATACATCATCGTTAGCGAACTTGTCGGCACACCTGGCGATGAGTTCATACCTGACGAAGGAATCAACGTCGAAGCATTGCTAGACGGTGGATTCATCAAGTCCGACAACAAAGCCCCAAAATCTGCTAAAACAGAACCAACAGAGGAGAACCCCAATGGCAACTAGCATCTATCTTTCAAACCCAGTCTTCAAGGTGAACGCCGTGGCACTGACCGGATTTTGTACAGCTGCAACGCTTACCCAAACCAATACTGCACAGGACACCTCGGTTTTTGGAAATGTTGCAAGAGTGTACAGCTCAACTTTGCAGGACAATGAATGCACCGCAACCCTGTACATGACCTACGGCGCGTCCGAAGTGTATGCAACGCTCAAAGCACTTGTCGGAACGCAAACAACCGTTGTTCTTCAAGAGGGCACCACTGTCGGAAACAAGATTTGGACAGTTTCCAATGCGTATCTCGAAACCCTGCCAATCATGAACGCGGCCTTGGGCGAGATTCAATCCATCGACATTTCGTTCCTGGGTGGAACAATCGTCGAAACAGCCGTCGTCTAATCTCAACCAAAAAGGAAACCCGACATGAGAATCAAACTAAACGTCGAAACCGTAGATGGTTCATACACGGTCACCACGACCATGGCATCCATCGTTGCATTTGAACGCAAATACAAAATCGGTGCTGGCCAGTTAGCCGGCGACATCCACATTGAATGGCTTGCGTATCTGGCATACGAATCGGCAAAGCGTGCCGGCATCACAGTGCCAATTGTTTTTGATGACTACCTAGACCAGGTGATCAACATCGAACCCGAAGACGCAGGTGCCGAAAACCCTACGGTCGCGGTACCTACCGCAGAGCCTTAGCAGAATTATTGGTCGCCGTTCATTGGTGGCCACCCGATGTACCATTTGACACTGACGATCTAGTTACGGTCGCCAAGGTATTGAAGGAACAATCAAAGTGAGCATCAGCGCAGGCGTAACAGTGACAGGCACCAAAGAAGTGTTGCTTGCGCTACGCCAAATTGATCCTGAAATGCGCAAACAATTTGACCGTGACGCAAAGCAAATTGCAGCACCAATCGTAGATGCAGCAAAGCGTGACTATCCGACCAAGTACCTTTCAGGCATGGCCCGCAACTGGTCGCAACGTGGCCGTCAATTATTTCCCTATACGCAAGGCGCAGCTCAACGCGGAATCATTGTCAGGGTTTCCACGGCCAAGAAAAACCAATCGGTCATCAAAATCACCCAACGAAATCCAGCTGCATCCATCGTGGAAGTTGCTGGATCAGCACGGCGCAATCCCAAAGGCGACAGGTTCAATACCAATCTTGCCATTGAGGCAGGCCAACCGTCTCGCGTTATGTGGCCATCAGCTGACCGCCACCTGCCACAGGTGACCGCAGCCATCGAAGACCTGGTGCGCACCGTCGCAGCCAAAATCAACAGATCGAGAGCGTTGCAGTAATGGCAATCAATATTCCAATCATTTCTGATTTTGACAACAAAGGAATCAAGAAAGCCGAAAGGGCATTTGACGAAATTGGCAAGGCTGGAACCAAGGTCAGCACGTCACTCAAAAATGCTTTCATTCCAGTTGGCATCGCATTAGGCGGTCTGGCCGTTGCCGGCGCAAAGTTTGCAATGGCAGCCGCAGAGGATGAAAAGTCTGCTGCTTTGTTGGCTCGACAATTGAAGGTCACCACAAAAGCAACTGATGCCCAGGTGAAAGCCACGGAAGATTTTGTTTTGCAAATGTCTTTGGCCAACGGCGTGGCCGATGATGAGTTGAGGCCGTCACTGGCGAAACTTGTCAGGGGCACTAAGGATGTTTCTAAGGCACAGAAATTGCTTGCACTTTCGCTAGACATCTCTAAGGGCAGTGGCAAAAGCCTAAGCCAAGTAACCGACAGTATTTCTAAGGCTCTGGGCGGCAACATGGGCGCACTGGCGCGTTTGTCACCCGAAGTCAAAGACATGGTGAAAC